GGCCGTGCAGGTCCTCACCCAGAAGGCCAGCGCCTAAACCCCAGCAAGCGAGAAAGAAGGTGGCGGATGTCCACAGGAGAACTCACCGCGCTCGTGAAAGCGAATCTGCTCATCGACTTCGATACGGATGATGAGCTGATCGCACACCTGGTGGACGCCGCCACCTCCTACGCCGCGTCTTTTCAGCACTTGCCGGACGGGTTCTACGCCACCCACGCGATGAGCCCGGCCACCACCCAGGGGGTGGTCATGCTGGCAACCCACCTGTATGAGGCACGCGACGGAGCAACCGGCGGGTTTTGGGCAGACAAAACCGACGCCGCCCGCGCTGCTTGGGAAGCGATCCACCGGCTGCTCGTCATGGACCGCGAATGGAAAATCTAGAAACGAGGTGATCCTGATGGGTCTTGGACAGATGCGGCATTTCATCGACATCATTCGGCTAGAGCACGCCAGGGATGCTACGGGCTTCGACCTCACCCAGGAGCAAATAGTTGCTCACGTCAGGGCCGAGGTGGAGCACCGCCACGCCAGCTCAGCGTGGGTTAACCGTGCGGCCTACACGAAAGCCACCGCAATCTTCCGCATCCGCACCATCCCCGGCATCACTGTGGATGAGTCCATGGTGATCGCCGCCGCCGATGGGCGCTGGGTCATCGACACGGTCGAACAGGTTGGCCGCTACACCGTGATCGAAGCACACCAACACACCCCAGAAGGCGGCGCTGTGGAAGGGGGCGGGTGATGGCGAAGGCGACCGTGAAACTCCCCACCGCTGTGCTCGATGAGCTCACGGCGGCAGGAGCCCGCATGGATGAGCATGCCGAAGCAGCTCTGCAAGCCGCCGGCAGTGTGGTTGAGCCGATCATGCGAGCCAACCTCACAGCAGCCATCACTGGCCAATACTCCACCGGGCAGCTTGCCGCAGCCCTGGGCGTAACCCCGGCGAAGACGGATCGGGCAGGAAACCACAACGTGAAAGTCGGCTTCGACGAACCCCGACAAGACGGGAGCTCAAACGCGAAGATCGCGACCATCCTCGAATACGGCTCCACCCGCCAACCCGCCCGCCCGTTTCTTACCCGCACCAGCCGCACCACCCGCGCCTCAGCCTTGGAGGCCATGAAACGAGTGTTGGCCGAGCGCCTCCCGAAAGGCGGAACATGAGCACACCACTGCTGGAGCACCTCACCACCGTCTGCGAGGGGCTGGGTCTTCCGGTGCGGGTGGGCCTGTTTACCGAAACCCCGCTACCGGAAGCGTTCGTGGTGCTCACCCCACTAGTCGACACCCTGACCCTGTACGGGGATAACACCCCAGGAACCCAGATCGAAGAAGCACGCATGAGCGTGTATGCGCGGGGCAACTACCTGCCGCTTCGCGACCAGCTCACCGCCGCGCTACTGGCTGATGGTGTCACGATCACGGCCCGCTCCTATATCGGCTTCGAGGACGAGACCGGATACCACCACTACGCCATCGACACCCAAACCCACCACACGCTCTAACGAAAGGAAACCCCCATCATGGCAACCATCGGACTCGACTCCCTCTACTACGCGACCATCACAGAGAACCCCTCCACTGGGGAGGAAACCTACGGCACCCCCAAACAGCTGGCCAAGGCCATCAGCGCTGAAGTGTCCATCGAAGTCGCTGAAGCGATCCTGTATGCGGACGACGGACCTGCCGAGGTCGTCAAAGAATTCAAATCCGGCACCCTGACCCTCGGCGTGGATGACATCAGCGCCGAGGTTGCCGCCGACCTGGTTGGCGCGGTCATCGATAAGAACAAGGTGCTTGTCTCCACCAGTGAGGATGGTGGTGCGCCGGTCGCGATCGGGTTCCGCGCCCGCAAGGCGAACGGTACCTACCGGTACTTCTGGCTCTATAAGGTACGCTTCGCTGTTCCCACTGCCTCGCTGACCACCAAGGGCGATTCGATTGAGTTTTCCACCCCGGAGATCGAGGGAACGATCCTGCGCCGCACCAAGCCCGACCCCTCGGGCAAGCATCCGTGGAAGGTGGAAACCACCGAAGGGGAGGCCGCCAAGACCATCACGGACGCCTGGTTTAGCACCGTGTATGAGCCGGCCTACACCACAACCACCACGACCATAGGCTCTGGCAACTAAGGAGAACACGCATGGCAACAAAGAAGAAGACCCCTACCAGTGTGCTGCCCGAAGGCCCGGGACACTCCGCGTTCATCCGCCTGGGCGGACGGGACCTGGAGCTGGTGCTCACCACCCGCGCCACCCGGGAAATCGCCTCCCGTTACGGTGGGCTTGAGCAGCTTGGCGACAAGCTGGAATCCTCCAATGATTTGGGCGAGCAGATCGGTGAAATCTGCTGGCTGATCGCCCTGCTGGCCAACCAATCCGTCCTCATCCACAACCTGCACGCCAACGGGGATGAGTGGCCGCAGATCACCGCTGAAGAGGTTGAGCTGCTCACCGTGCCCGGGGAGCTTGCCGACTATAAGGACGCGATCACCGCTGCTTTGGAGGCGGGCATGCGCCGAGAGGTTGCCTCCCCAAAAGCCTAACCAGCACACCCACAGGCAGTAGCTGGGCCGAAACCCTGACCAGGCTGACCTATCTGGCTCACCGCTACCTGCACCTGGACCGCTGGCAGACAGCCCTGCTCCCACTTGGTGTGCTACTGGACTTGGTTGAATGCCACTGGCAACACGAACAACCCAGCCGCACCAACTCGCAGGTGACGATTGATGACGTCATCCCCGCAGGAATCTAGGTTCAACCTCAAGTACAAGGCCGTGCGCCTCAATGGGGTGGTGCGAATGCGATAGAACCCCCAGAGGTTGACCTTCTAGCACTGCCACACTGGGGCGGTTTCCCAGTTGTCTGGCATTCCCATCATCACAGGGGAAATGCCTGGAATATGGGCAGGGAACTCTCTTAGAGCGTCTTTGAGAGTGTGCTTTTCACGGGGCGCACCTGCGAACGGCAAGAAGTACGCCAAGATGGACAAAGCAGTAAATGCTTTACCGGTGTCGGCCAGGCAATCAGCAAAGAAAACATCGTTCTTACGATATTTGGTGACTGGCCTGACAATAATAACTTTGTTCCACAGTCGCGCGTGGTGGGCACTGATGTTTCGCAGCAGGTTCATGGTGCGAAGCCATGATTCAAACTCATCAGCACGACATCCGAACTGGTCTGCGATTGTGGAGCGCTGTTCGAAGGGGGCCAGTGAGAACAAAGTGACCAGACCACCGAAGTCTAGTGCCTCGGTGAGTACCCAGACTGGCATGTGCCCGGCATAGTTGCGCCGGTGATGGATGATGAAGTCTTCTTTGGAACGCTCAAGAGTGGTTTTGAGTTTCTTGGTGAACTCGGCGGCCCGGTGAGCCATTTTTCCCGATGGCCAGAGTTCCTCGAGGTGCTCATGCATGAGCGGGTCAACGCGTCCCAGTTCATGACCGACCCGGATCCGCACTGCAATCTCTAACCTGCGTGCAGCTAGCCATACTGCCAGACGCAGGTTCTCGTCGAACTGGTACAGGTCTGCGACGCTGCGCATGGATGCGGTAGGGGCGTAGCGTTCGATTCGTACAGATGAAGTTGTGGGTGCAGTGTCAGGAACCCGTAATGGGTAGGCGAATCCAGACAGCCGGTAGTATCCAGTGCGTTCAATGAGGTCTCGGTAGTCTGGGGCATCAGTCAGCCCGCGCTGGACCAGGATGCTGACCTGTTCGTCCAGACTCGTCCACGGCTTGACCATCGGCACACCCCTAGATACATGACGACCGGCTCTGACCACATCCGAGGACGTGGCGAGCCGGTACTGGTGAGACCAGGCTAGCACGAATCCACTGCGGGAGCCAAGAAGCACGCAGCCATCAAGCGTCAGAGTGCTCCACTACCCCAATTTTCCAGCTTCCTCATGCCCCTCCACGTGTTGTGGTGGGGCTTTTCTATATCCCTAGAAAGGCACATGCCATGGCTGATTCAACTTTTGGTTTGAAGATTGGCCTGGAGGGTGAGCGGGAGTTCAAGAAGGCGATCGCGGACATCAACCGTGAGATGCGGGTGCTTGGCTCAGAGATGAAGGTGGTGGCCTCCCAGTTCGGCAAGAACGCCACCGACGCTGACGCCCTGACCGCCCGCAACCAAGTGCTCGGCAAAGAGATCGAGGCCCAGCGCTCCAAGATTCAGGCGCTCAAGGCCGCACTGGATAACGCGTCCGCCTCCTTCGGCCAGTCGGATTCTCGCACCCAGAATTGGCGGATTCAGCTCAACAACGCCACCGCGACGCTCAACGACATGGAGCGCGAACTCTCCGAGAACACTTCCAAGATCGACCAGCTCACCACCGCGGCAGGCAACTCGGAGGGTGAGCTTAAGGACGCAGCATCTGGTGCGGACAAGCTCTCCCGCGAGGTCGACGAACTCGGCGGCGAGCTCGATGACACCTCGGGTAAGACCCGCATCTTCGGTGATGTCCTCAAAGCGAACCTAGCTGCTGAGGCGATCATCGGCGGGGTCAAGGCTATTGGCGGGGCGATCGCGGGGATTGGTCGTGGGTTTGCCCAGGCCATGAAGGACGGTGTTGCCTACAACGCCTCGATGGAGCAGTACACCACGAGTTTTACCACAATGCTGGGCGACCAGGCCAAGGCCCAGCAGCTGGTCAACGACCTGAAGATCACAGCCGCGAAAACCCCGTTTGGGATGGAGGATCTGGCCAAAAACACCCAAACCCTGATGGCCTTTGGTATCAGTGCGGATGAGGCAAAGCTGCGCCTAGGTCAGCTCGGTGACATCTCCCAGGGCGACGCCCAGAAGCTTGAATCCCTCACCCTCGCCTTCGCACAGGTCTCTAGTGCCGGCAAGCTCTCTGGCCAGGATTTGCTGCAGATGATCAACGCCGGGTTCAACCCCCTGCAGGAGATGGCCAAGAAGATGGGTAAGAGTGTCGGTGAGCTCAAAGAGGAGATGGAAAAGGGTGCGATCAGCGCCGACATGGTCGCAGACGCCTTCGCCTCGGCGACAGCGGAGGGTGGCCAGTTCTATGGGGCGATGGAAGCCCAGTCGAAAACCTTCTCCGGGCAGGTTTCCACCCTGCAAGACGGCATCGCAGGTCTCAAGGGCGCACTAGCTGGTGGCCTGTCCTCGATGCTCGCCTCGACCGCACTGCCGGCGGTGAACTCCTGGGTTGATGCGCTCACCGCTGGGTTTGAGTCCGGTGGTGTGACAGGCCTCCTTAAAGCCCTTAGCACCGTCATTGATCAGGCGGCTCAGTTCCTCGCGACCGAAGTGCCCAAGATCGGGGTGGATCTACTCAAAACACTGGACACCATCGTCCAATCCCTATCCGCCATGGGGCCGAGCATCGCCACCTTGGCCTCCACCGTCGTCACCACTGTGATCGGCGGAATCTTGAACCTGCTTCCGGGGCTGCTTGATGTGGGGGTGCAGATCCTCACCGCCCTGATCGACGGTATCGGCCAGGGCCTGCCCAGCCTGCTGGTCGGCATGGCCGAGGTGCTTGCCGCCATGGTGCAGGTGTTGGCAGACAACCTGCCCATGATCCTGGCCGCAGCCCTGCAGCTGATCACGGGCCTGGCCCAGGGTTTGATCCAGGCCCTACCGGTACTCATTGAGGCACTACCGCAGATTATTCAGGCGCTGGTGGACTTCATCATTGCCGCGATCCCCATGATCATCGACGCCGGCATCCAACTGCTCACCTCGATTGTGACGGCATTGCCGACGATCATTGAGGCCATCGTGGCGGCCCTGCCACAGATCATCACCAGCATCGTGACCGGGATCTTGACTGCTATCCCGCAGCTCATCGACGCCGGCATCCAGCTGCTGACCGCCCTGATTGGGGCGCTGCCGCAGATCATTCAGACCCTGGTGGCCGCGATGCCAACCATCATCGCCGCCGTCATTGCCGCACTGCTGGCAGCACTTCCACAGCTCGTCGATGCTGGTATCCGCCTGCTGACCTCGCTGATTACGGCTCTGCCGCAGATTATCGGCACGATCGTGGGCGCGCTGCCGCAGATTATTTCTGCGATTGTGGGTGGCCTGGCCTCAGGCTACGGGCAGCTGGCGGATGTGGGGATGAACCTGGTGCGCGGCCTGTGGAACGGGATCCAGTCCCTGGCTGGCTGGTTGTGGAACAAGGTGGCTTCCTGGTGTGCCTCCATTTGGGACGGGATCACCGACTACTTCGGGATCCACTCACCCTCGAAGCAAATGGCCTGGATTGGTGACATGCTCACCCGCGGCCTTGCCGGAGGCATCACTGCTACCGGGGCACGTGCGGTGGATGCAGCCCAGGCCATGGCAGGAGACGTC